CATTATATGAATAAAGATTGGTATATGATTTAAGTGGATATTTTTCTCTAGCAAACACTCTAATTTCAGGTTTACTATTTACTTTGTATTTAGTTTTTAATTTTTTAAATGTTACATGGATATCATCACTTGTAAGTTCAGTTAATGAACCGGTTGTAAATGTAGAATCATCCCACCCAATTCTTAATTTTGGTTGATATATGGTATTTGTTTCCTTTGAAAAGAATTTCAATTGTCCATAGTCATTCGTATCACTTTCTAACAAAGAGTTATGTTTTAATATCATACCCTCGTTTGGTAACCCACCACTAACCCAAGTAGAAACCATATTCAATACATCCATTTCAATATCAGAACTTTGATAATTAAATGATTGTGATGCAAATGAACCTGTAAACCAAACCCCACCTTTTATGGGAGTACCAGAGCCAGTTGCTTGTGGATTTAAACTATTAGAATCTTCTAACCAATCAACACCAGTTGTTTTATAGTTCCAAGTAACACCATCAGTTGATATATCATCAAAACGAGTACCAATTCCCATATCCCAACTTTGTGAAATAGCATATGCATAAATTGTGTAATCTATTGGGATTTCATTTGATTCACATTCTTTAAGAATCAAATCACATGAACTCATAGTTACATCACCTGATAATAAAGATGTAGATAATCCGTTGGTATCAAACTTAATTAAAGTACGAGCAGTATCTTTTAGATTTCCGTAATAAACTTTGGAAATTTCTAATATCTCATCCAACCCTGTATTTTGTTTAGGTTGTTGTAAATAAATTGTTGCATCCTTTGATGCTGTTATAAATTGATGCATTAAACTACCCTTCCTTTTATATCTTTCGCTGGGTACTTTAACTCAAATACTGATGGGTCTAATGATGGATATACCATCTTACCTCTCGTTGCTTCAGTAATGTTATATGAGTACTGCGAATATTGTCCTAAACATTTATTTATGATTTCACATTTTGGAACGGATTGAACTCCCTCAATACCTGCAATCAATAATTCTAATTCACTTAGATTGATTGCCATATTAAATGTCCAATTATCTATATTAAAGTAATTTGTAATTTCATCGATACATCTTACTAATACTTCTCTTTTATTATAACCACCATAAACTCTAATTTCAAAATCTACACCAATATTAATAATAAACCCATCTAATAAGTTTACACCATCGGTGAGCATTCTATATTCATTTAGATATGTTTTTAAATTTTCTTTTAATGCTTGGTTAGTACCAATTTGTTCTAAATTTTTATTTGAATTATATGCTAACACATATAGATTTATAGCAAATGGATTATTTTTTTCGTTTAAATTATTTTTCTTACCAATTAAGAATTTGTTTACACTATCTTTTATTTCCATTTCAGATTTACCTTGCATAGATTGAACTAATTGAGTAAATTCCGATAATGTATCAGGATTAGATAAAATAGATGATGGCGAGTTATTATCCAATTCACCATCAGGTGCACAATATGCTTTAGCAACACCACCATATTTAGCAGGAAGTGAAAGTGCTCTTATTTGATAATCTTTACGAGTTACTGCACGATTTTGTGATGAGAAGTTCGCAAGTGCGTTTTCTCTAATTTCATCGACAGTTTCTGGTCCTCTACCCCCTACTGCACTTACTTCATTTTCTACTGCTATAGAACTTTTAGCAACTCTATATGCAGTTAATTCATTTTGGGTAAATACGTTGGTATCTTCATCAAATTCGATTTCTTCGATTCTATTTAATTCCCCAACCGGAGTGTTAGCAGGAACGCCACCACCAACTAAGTATGATATTGTTAGTGTAGTGGCAGAAGGTGCCTGACCGTAACTTTTAGTTTTTAGGAAATTTGCGGGGTCAAACGATGCACCCAATTTATCTATTGATGAATTTAATCCTAATCCTACATTTTTAAAGTTAGGAATCAACGTTTCATCTGATGCTGTTGAATTACCACCACCAAATACTAATGATGTTGTATTATCTGCATTTACTTTTGTTACAAATCTACGAGATGTTTTTAATACTTTTAATACATTAGAAACCGAATCTTTGAATTGTGCCAAATCTTTATCAGTATACTCATTGTTAGGATAATCTACAAATACCATTTCTTGTGCAAGATATGGAACTTCATACCATTTGTTTCCATTACTATCTCTTACATCGTATATATCAATAACATTATCATCTGGTAAATCTATTTTAGAAAATTCTTCAGGTGCACCAAATGATTGTTCAATAGTTTTTAATTCAGCAGAAATTGCATTTACATATTTTTTAATTAAATAGAAACTAGGTTCATCGTTATCTTTTCTATATATTGTAATTTCTCTTTCATCACTTACGTTGAAATCCAACAATTCAGTAGTTCTAAACATAGTACCGCTTGAATTAGCTTGTACTACCATACCTTCTTTTATTCTTAAATAATAATTAGAGTTTGGTCTATTATTAACACCAGTTCCAATTGCAGGAACAATCTGATATACTGATAATCTAACTAACGCAGGAGATGTTACTTTTGGTTTATATCCTAAGTATTGTGCAAGAGCCAAAACATTTTCTTTATCCTCCGCATACAACATTAAAGATTCTTTTAACGTATCATCTATGTAATATCCCATAACATCACCAATATATGATGCCATTTCGATGAACATCATACCCGGTGAAGATTCGTTAAAATCTGAATATGTTTTTGGGAAATAAGCTTTCGCGTACTCAATTAAGTTTTGTCTGAAACCAGCAAAATCTTTATTAAGATATTTTATATCTCTACCTTGATTACTCTTTTTTGTTATACTATTTAATGCCATTTCTTATTTATCCCCTAACTGTGAATGTTATTTCTTGTAATTCAATTTGGTTACCAACCGTGAATTCTACTTTCATATTTGCTATATGTCTATCTTTCATTTCATCGGTCATTTCTATTTCTATATCTTGAATATTAACGTATGGTAACCAATAACTTACCGTCCTTGTGATTGTATCTCTTAAATTACCCTCAAACACATCATCCATTGGTTCAAATAGTAAAGAATCCAATCCAGTCCCAAACTCTGGTTGCATTACACGTTCACCTCTTTTAGTTAGGAGTAAATTTTTTAAGTTTGCTTTTGTTTGTTCAAAGGAAGTAAAAGCTTGTTCAAAATATCCGGTATTACCTCGTTTTATAGGCAATGTAATACCATACGCAAATGAATCAAATTCTTTGGTATCTTTTACAATTTTATTTCCTAAAACGTACGCCATTATTTCTTAAACCTCTTAACTAATTCGGAGTTATCTCTATTTAATATTCTATCTAATCCAGCTAAACCAGTTGATACACCCAATCCACCTTTAGATGGTGCACCACCCATATCACCATATCCCATCTTAACTGCCATTTGTGCTCTCATTGATTCCACACCACCTAATGCACTCCCACCATATGATATTGTTTCATCAATATCTGGTTCAGCATCCATATAATTTGGAATATGTGAATTTGAATAATTTTCATTTAATGGTTCTTCCATTTGAAAATTATCTAAAATTGAAGCACCCCCACCAGTTGAACCTGCACTTCTTTGTGCCGCTGAGAATGGTTGTGTTTGATTTAATATATCATTTAATGTTTGATTTTTTGTAAATTGTCTTTTAGGTTGCACTGATTCTTTTTGAATTGCTGGTTGTGCTCTTTCCTTATCTAACAATTGACTTGCAAGTTCGAATGGGTCTACATCTTCCAATATATCCTTCTTTTTAGGAGTTGGTTTTGTAGTTTCGTTTAATAACTTACCAACCTCCTCTTTAATCATTTTAGGAAGTTGTTTCTTAATTTCTTGTTCTACTACTAATTTAATTAGTTGTGCTAATTTTTTAGAATCCATTTTGAAAATATTTGTTTACTTAGTATAAATATATCTTCGTTGGATTTTGAATTTTTATGAGTATAAATTTGGATTTTCTTTTAATTTTTTCCAATATCCACAAAATTTCTTCTTTCTATCATCCAACCCATTATATCCACCATTTATTCGTTTTGTAATGTATTTCAAAGTACCCATAGAATCATCTACTGCAGCTTCGTTTAATTTGCGAGTTCTCCAAAACCAACACGCAGTTTCTGCAACGTACTTCTTTTCAACTAACGTAGAATTTGCAACTACATCATCAGTAACACCTTTTTTAAATTGAGTATAGTTTGCTCGACCCGTAACCTGTATATATCCTCTTCCTGCAAATCTAAATCCATCACCGGGTTGTACATTGCCCAAATCTTTTCTACCCTCATATCGTTGTTGTGCTGAAGATGGTCCCCAAATTTCTTTTGTATATATGAAGTTACCACTTTCATGTGCACATTGAGCAAGGAAATGTGCTTTTTGTAATGGAGTTTTTATTCCCCATTTTCTCATAGCATCAATAACAACTTGAGGTGGTTCTTTTAATTTTATATTTCCACATTCTTCAATCTTTTCAGAATTAGCTGCATTTGCTGCATTAGAATCTTCAATATTATTACTCTCCGAACCATTTGATTCAGAATTATTTCTACTTGCAGGTGATGATTGTGCTTCTCCACTTAACCCAGTAGCTGTAGATTCATTTATACCATATCCTTTTTCAGTAGCATCTTCTGCTAGTAATTCTTGTTCAGGTGTTAATGTTATAGCTTCTTCTATTCTTTTTTGTTCAAGTGCTTGTTCTTCTGGAGTGGATTGTAAATTATCGGTAGAACCCCCACTTACACCTCTACTAGCAGGGGGAATTGTATACCCAATGAATGGAACTACACCAGGACCAGGTGTCATTAATGGTGGGTATAACGATACTGTAAAATATGTTCCCTTAATAGTAGGCAAGTGAGTTTGAATTGATGATATCAATTGGTCTAAAAATACTTCACTATTATCAGTAGGCTTTGCCATAATTTTTTATTTGTATTATTTCAGAACGAGTGGTTGTCCTTTTTTTCTATATAATCTAAGACCGGAAGTATACTCACCTTTATACATTGTTAAAAGTTGGTATCGTTGTTTATCACCTCGTTTAAGACTTATGTGTAACCAAATCGATTTACCATGTTCAAAAATCATTTGGTCAAATGGTAAATTTTTAGCTACCCATTTTGCAACAGGAACATAATCCTCATCTTTTGTAAAATTTGGAAATTGTATATCTACAGCTTCTCCTACTTCATGTTGTGAAGTTCTACCACCGCTTAATGATGGTTTTCCTCTAAAAGCAGAATTAACTCGAAGTGTTGGGTATTTTGCTCTCAATGGTTCTATCACATTTTCTGCTAGATTTTTTAAATTGCAAATTATATCTCTTTCTGATAATCCCTTTTGTGCTTTTAATTTATGTGGAAAAACTGTACCAGCAGTCAAATCGAATATTCTATAATTGGGGGTTAATTTATCCGTATAAGCCCATTTATCCTTCGTACCACATGGTTCATTTTTGGGTTTGACATTACCTCTTGTTACAAATTCTTCTTTTGGATTATCATCACGTTGTGGTTGTTTTTTTCGTTCTCTAGCAGTTCGTTCTGCTGGTGTACCTTCCTCCACTATCATTTCCTCATCTTCTATGAACTCATTTTTTAATCTTTCTAATTCCGGGTCTGCCTCTTCACCATCATCAGTTAAAACCTCCGGTCCAGTTAGTTCTACGATAGCAGCAGCACCTTCTTTAGTATTATTATCATCTGGTATTTTAGCTAAAGCTTCTTCAATTTCTTCATCTTCAGATAATGGTTCAGATTTAACAGGTGTAGGTGTAACCGGTAAAGTAAGCGGTGGTTTAGGTGGTGCAAATAATTGTATATCAGTTGGTTTCCATATACCTGGGTCGGTAATGAAACTACTCACAGTTGCGGTATTTATAACTGCACCGGCCGAGGGTATAATTGGTGGTGGGACTTGACTCATTGTTGCCCCAGTCCAATATGCAATGAATGCAGGCCCCATATTTGTTATAATGGGATGTTCACCTGATGATTGTTGTAATGCAGTAGCGAAGATACCATTTAATGTAGCTTCCATTAACTCCGTATTACCTTTTGCTATTTTAATATTATTTGTACTATCAAATCCACGTTTTACAGCCATATCATACTCCATAGTAAGTTTTTTAGCAAAATCTCCATAGGAACTAATTCCTCCTTGATTTCGCATATAACTCAACATATTTTGTTTGAATATTTGTAATGACATATTATTCAGTATAATTTAATGTTGATAAGAACGTATCCAATCTACCCTTTATATCGTTGAATGTACTTTTATTTTCAGGTCCTACTGCAGTTGGGCCGGATGGAGTTTTGTAAACTTGTTTATTTATAGCATCAATTAATTCTTCCAATAATCCTTTTAAGGTTTCACCTCGTACAAGTGGTTCGGTATCACTTTCAGTATTTAAAAAAATGTTTCCTTTACCACCTAAAATATATGTACTATTATCATTGGTGGTAACTCTAACATCTCCGTTAAAATCTAAATCAGCTCCTGCTTTACCATTATCTATTGAAAATTTGCCATCAGATATAAATCCATAATTTCCCTTTGAAAAGAAAATCATTTCTTGAGTTTTAGCAGAAAGTATAATACGTTCGGAGTTTACTAATACTTGGTCATATCCTTTTAGTTCAGATGGATATTTTTCAAATTTAGATGGTTTTGTTTCTAATGATGATTGGAAATTTAATTTATAATCACCAGATGTGATTGCAATAATAGTACCATCTTTGTTTATATCTTCTTCAGTTAGTGACCCTTTTTTTAAGTTACTTAACGATTCGGAACTTTGTCTATTACGAAGAATAATAGTAGGTGCGTATGTTTTATCTTGATTATTGTAACCACTAAAACGAATACTTTGACCAAATCTTGACTGAATAAGTTTATCACCCTCATATAATTTTAAAGGATTTATTCGATTTGATATAAAATACTCACCAATTTTTGTTTTTCTATCATCAGTTCCGCTACCACCAGTCGGTGTACCAGTTTTGTTAGCTTCAGGATATCCTTTTGCCGTTTGACCATCTTTTCCAGTTGGTTGGAAATTTATAATATCAACATCTTCAATTGCATTACCAGTATTGATATTAGATGCAGATATTCTTTTAAAATGAAGTCTACCACCCAATTTAATTAATTCGACAGTTTCACCTACTAATGGAATACCCTCATCAGCACTAAATGGTCTATATATCTTCGCAGTTGTTTTACTTGCGGATGGGTCTGTGGATTTTTTTATTACTGCACATCCTATAATACTTGTATTCTTTGTTTCAACCTCACTAAAATCGTAAGTTTCAACTCTTGGATTGGTGTCATCTAATATAACATCCAAAACTATACCAGTACCAACACCACTACCACCAGAGTTTTTGTTAGTATTTTGCGTGTTATTTGATATTTGAGTTCTTTGGGTCATTATTTACCAATTTTTTGTTTTAATTCTTCAACCTCATTTGTTAATTCATCTACCTTTGCATCTTGTTCATCTTTCACATCATTGACAGTGATTTCGATTTCTTTTAACAATTGCTCTTTTTCAGCATCGGATAAAAACCCAACTTCACCTTCCGATTTAGTATTTGCAGTGACAATACGTTGTGCGATAGTTGCCAATTTAATTAAGGCATCATCGTTACGAACTGATACATCTACTAAATCTTTTAAGATTGGACCAATAACGGCCATATCACCCGCATGACGAATTAGTTTTCGCATTTCGGCTATTAATTCCGAAATTCTTGCTTTTTTGTTTTGTTGATTATCGTAAATGTCTTTAAATAATCCACTCAAACTTTTGCCTGGGAATATTTCAAATTCTGTGCTCATATTTATTAAATTGATTCAAGCTATAAATATGATAAATAAAAAAACCTCATTTTTAGTGAGGTTTTCTACTTAGGTATGCTTTTTGTAATTACCTTTTTTTTGTTGTTCGGTAATTGTTTTCTTAGCCATTTT